AGGGATTCTTTAGGAATCGACAATGTCAGACGAGCTTCAAAATCAGTTAGCGGATTCACCCGCGCCAGAACAGGCACCGACGGCAGAGCCTGTAGCTGAAGAAACACTAGCGCCGGAGAATGACCAGCCAAACGAGCAGCAGACCAAGACCTTCACACAAGAAGAATTGGATGCCATCGTAGGCAAACGGCTTGCAAGAGAGCAAAGGAAGTGGGAACGCGAGCAGAGTCGCAAAGTGCAAACAGCACCTGCGCCTGCAGAGTTACCGCCGCCAGAACAGTTTGATTCCGTTGATGCGTATGCCGATGCACTAGCAACGCGTAAAGCTGAAGAGCTGCTGGCCAAGCGTGAACTCGAACGGCAGAAGATGGATCTGCTTGAGGCGTATCACGATAGGGAAGAAGAGGCTCGAGGTAAGTATGACGACTTTGAACAAGTCGCCTACAACCCAAAGCTGCCAATCTCTAACGCGATGGCTGAGACGATTCAAGCATCGGATATTGGCCCTGATATTGCGTATTACTTGGGTTCAAATCCGAAAGAAGCCGCGCGGATTGCCGCACTGAATTCGCCTATCTTACAGGCTAAAGAAATTGGCCGAATTGAAGCAAAAATTGCTTCTGAGCCGGTTTTAAAGAAAACGACTAGCGCCCCACCGCCGATAGCACCTATATCGGGTAGAGGCTCTGGATCGCCGTCTTATGACACAACTGACCCACGCTCAATCAAAAACATGAGCACGTCGGAGTGGATTGAGGCGGAGCGCCAGCGCCAAATGAAGAAGTGGGAAGCTCAACGTAATCGCTAACTTTTTTAGGACATAAATCATGGCAAACTCGATTCTTACCATCGACATGATCACCCGTAAGGCTCTCGAAATCCTCGAGAACAACCTGGTGCTCACTCGTAACGTCAATCGTCAGTACGACGATTCTTTCGCCGTTGAAGGCGCAAAAATCGGTTCTACACTGCGTATCCGTTTACCAGACCGCGCTCTGGTGACTGACGGCGCCGCGCTGCAAGTGCAGGACGACAACGAACAGTTCACCACCCTGACTGTTGCTTCGCAAAAGCACATCGGTGTGAACTTCACCTCCGCCGAACTCACCATGCAGTTGGATGACTTTGCAGAGCGTGTATTGAAGCCTCGTATTTCGCAGCTGGCTTCCAGCATCGATGCAGACGTTGCTAACGCATACAAAAATGTGTTCAACTCGGTCGGCACCCCAGGCACCACCCCATCGACTTCGCTCGTTCTGTTGCAAGCTCAGCAGAAGCTGAACGAAAACGCTGCTGTGATGGCGCCACGCTATGCAACCGTTAACCCAGCTGCTAACGCTGGTCTGGTTGAGGGCATGAAAGGTCTGTTCAACCCAACCGACACCATCAGCCGCCAGTTCAAGAACGGCATGATGGGCATGGGCGTGCTGGGCTTCGACGAAGTCAACATGTCTCAGTCGATCAAGCAACACACCAACGGTGACTGGGGTACTTCGATCACCGTGACTTCGACTGTCACGACCGAAGGTCAGTCCACTCTGCCAATCAGCTTTACTGGCTCGAGCAAGACTTGGAACGTCGGCGACGTGTTCACCATCGCTGGTGTTAACGCTGTCAACCCACAAACTCGCGAGTCCACCGGTTCGTTGCAACAGTTCACCGTAACTGCAGCTGCTACCGGTTCGTCAACCGCAACTCTGTCGATCTCGCCTGCACTGTACTCGGCAAGCCAAGCACTAGCTACCGTGTCGTCGCTGCCAGCATCGGGTGCGGTTGTCACCATGTTGGGTTCGGCTGCTACTGCCTATCCGCAGAACTTGGTCTACCACAAGGACGCGAACCGTCTGCCTTGCCGTATCGACGTTCTGTACGGCTACAGCACCATCCGTCCACAAATGGCTTGCCGCCTCTGGGGCTAAGCACTGGTGGGGGCTTCGGCCCCCATTGACGACTTTATTTGAAAGGAAATTATCATGGCAATCCCTAATGGCGCTGGTGGCTACCAGCTTGGCGATGGCAACCTCAACGAAGCCGTTTTGTCTGTTCAGAGCGCCCCTACGGCTCTGACAGCAGCTGCTACCGTAACTGCTGCGCAACTCTCAAACGGTCTGTTTACCTTCAACGGCACTGCAGGCAATCTGACTTTGCCTACCGTGGCTGATCTTGAGGCAGGCATTCCAAACGCTGTCAAAGTAAACGCTTCGTTTGATTTCTACGTCATCAATATCGACGCCGGCACAGATGATGTGACTGTCGCGGTTGGCACTGGCTGGACAATCGTTGGCGCTGCTGCTGTGGCTGAAAATACTTCAGGCCACTTCCGCGCGCGCAAGACTGGCGATAATTCTTGGACTTGCTACCGCATTTCTTAATGCTAGGGGCTTCGGCCCCTGCTTTTTAGAGGATAAATCATGTCTAATACGAAACCTATTGGTGTTGCGTATACAGACCAAGACATCGTCGGTGCCCAGTACATTCTGTCTGACGAACAGTTTGGCTACACCGCTGCTGCTCAAGGTACAGTAACGCAAGCTACCAGCAAGTCGACCGCAGTTACGTTGAACAAGGCTGCCGGTCAAATTACAATGAACAACGCTGCGTTGGCAGGTACAACCAACGTCACGTTTACTTTGAACAACTCGCTTATCAGCGCCAACGATATTGTTATTTTGAATATTGCTGCGGACGCTACTGCAGGTTCATACAACTGCTGGGTGTCTGGGTTAAGTGTAGGATCGGTCTCTATTACTGTGCGTAACATTTCTGGCGGCTCTTTGTCAGAAGCTGTCGTACTTAACTTTGCGTTGGTTCACTGCGTGTAACTTTGTAGGGGCTTCGGCCCCTATACACCCTATGACAATCTATCTCCGACACCCGGTTCACGGCTCCAAAGTTGCCACAATGGCGCTAGAGGCCGATTTTGATGAACAAAACGGATGGGAGCGGTATAATCCCGACACGCCTTCGGCTCTCGAAGAAGCGGCGCCAGTCAACGAGCTGGAACCCAAACGTCGTCGTAGCCGCCCACCTGTAGAGGTAGCAGCGGCAGAATAAGGAGCTTGAATGGCAACCGCCTTCGACCAGATTAAAGCGGCCCTCCGGCTTATCGGCCAGCTGGCTGAAGGTGAAGAGCCTTCCCCGCAAGCAGCGCAAGATGCGTTGAACGCCATGAATCAGATGATTGATTCGTGGAATACCGAGCGTTTGGCTGTCTTCTGTACGGAAGACCAGATTTTTAACTGGCCGACCGACACGATTACCCGCACGCTGGGGCCAACCGGCGATTTTGTCGGTAATCGTCCTATTCTGATTGACGACGCCACGTATTTCCGCGACCCGCAGACTAACGTCTCGTACGGCATTAAGCTGATCAACCAGCAGCAGTACAACGGCATTGCGGTCAAGACCGTGACCAGCACGTACCCGCAGGTCATGTTCGTCAACAATACGTTTCCTGACATCACAATGACCATCTATCCAAAGCCTACACGGCTTTTGGAATGGCATTTTGTGTCGGTGCAGCAGCTGGATAAGCCAGCTACGCTCAACACCGTATTATCCTTCCCGCCGGGCTACCTGCGGGCGTTCAAGTACAACTTGGCGATGGAGATTGCCAACGAGTTTGGCGTTGAGCCCATGCCGCAGGTAACGCGGATCGCAATGACATCTAAGCGGAATCTGAAGCGCATCAACAACCCAGATGACGTGATGTCAATGCCGTACTCGCTGATTGCTACCAACCAGCGTTACAACATTTACGCAGGTAACTTCTGATGGAGGTTACTTTTCGTTCTCGCTGGTTTGAGTTCAACGTGCGCACTAAACGCATGTACTCGCCCGCGCTCGAAACCTTTTTGCCGCCCCAGTTAGCCGCCCGTTTGGGCGACTGGCTTTGGTCTACCGGCAAAGGCTTACGTAAGTTAGGTGCAGAGTGAAGACGCCTATTCTTGGTCAATCGTACGTCGCGCGCAGCTTGAACGCTGCGGCGGCGCGTATGGTCAACCTGTACCCAGAAATCACACCGTCGCCAGAAGGCAACGAGCCTGCGTACCTGAACCGAGCGCCAGGCTTACGTCGGCTGGCCACCGTCGGTACTGGCCCAATCCGTGGCCTGTGGTCGTACGGCGGCTATGGCTACGTGGTGTCGGGCTCTCGGCTGTATCGGGTTGACACCAACTGGACGGTCACCCAGATCGGCGGCGTGTCGGGCACTGGGCCTGTGTCGATGGTCGACAACGGCACGCAGCTCTTCATCGCGGCGAACCCCGAAGGGTTTATCTACGACGCGTCGACCCAAGCGTACGCCGAGATCACGGACGTAGACTTTCCCGGCGCGGTAACAGTCGGCTATCTGGATGGCTACTTTATCTTCCAAGAGCCTAACTCCCAGAAGTTTTGGGTGTCTGAGCTGCTGGACGGTACGCAGCTTGACCCGCTGAGCTTTGCCAGCGCCGAAGGTATGCCGGACAACTTGGTGTCGCTGTTTGTCGACCACCGCGAGGTCTGGCTGTTTGGCACCCAGTCGGTTGAGGTCTGGTACAACGCAGGTACCTCGCCTTTCCCGTTGGCTCGCATCCAAGGTGCTGTCAACGAGCTGGGCTGCGCGGCAACCTACTCGGTTGCTAAGATGGACAACTCGCTATTCTGGCTTGGGGCAGATGCTCGCGGTCAAGGCGTGGTGTTCCGTGCCCAAGGCTATACAGGTCAGCGCATCTCGACCCATGCGGTCGAATTTGCTATCCAAAACTACGGCTCCATCTCGGACGCTATTGGTTTTACCTATCAGCAAGACGGCCATGCCTTTTACGTGCTGAGCTTTCCAAGCGCCCAACGCACTTGGGTGTTCGACGTAGCTACCGGCGCATGGCATGAGCGCGCAGGCTTTGCCAATGGTGACTTTATTCGCCACCGCGCCAACTGCCAAATGTTCTACAACAACGAGGTAGTGGTCGGCGATTTTGAAAACGGCAAGATTTACGCGTACGACTTGGACGTGTTTGCTGACGACAACCTGCCACAGAAGTGGCTGCGGTCATGGCGGGCACTGCCTACCGGCCAGAACAACCTAAAGCGTACCGCTCAGCACACGCTGCAGCTTGAGTGCGAGACAGGTGTTGGTCTGATTACCGGCCAAGGCAACGACCCGCAAGTCATCATGCGCTGGTCGGATGACGGTGGCCACACCTGGTCAAACGAGCATTGGACGGGCATGGGCAAGATCGGCAACTACGGCTACCGCGCCTTCTGGCGGCGGCTGGGCATGACCGAAAAGCTGCGTGACCGTGTCTACGAGGTGTCCGGCACCGACCCCGTCAAGATCGCCATTTTGGGTGCCGAGTTAGTGTTGACCGGCACCAATGCCTAATCCCGATAACGAACCGCAACTCCCTAAGAACCAGTCGCCGATCACCGACGACCGGACGGGGATGGTGTCGCGTGACTGGTATCGGTTCTTCCTAAACCTGCTCAACAAAGCCAACTCCGGCGGCGGCGGCTCTGGCACCGTCACGTCGGTCAATGTCTCCGGTGGCACGACAGGCCTGACAACCTCGGGCGGCCCAGTCACAACCTCTGGCACCATCACGCTGGCAGGCACGCTGGATGTCGATAACGGCGGCACGGGCGCCACCACAGCGGCTAACGCTCGCGCAAACTTAAGCGCAGCGCAAAGCGGCGCAAACACGGACATTACGTCGATTGCGCTGACTACAGGCACCATAAGCACAGCGCCTAGCGGAAACAATGACATAGTCAACAAATTTTATGCTGACACGCTTATCAGCGGCGTTAACTTTCATGCTGCGTGTAATTACGCCACCACGGCGGCTCTGTCGCCTGCCAATACATACAACAATGGTACGGGCGGTGTGGGCGCTACGCTTACGGCCAGCTCCAACGGTACGCTGACCATTGACGGGTATACGTTTGTTACCGCCGATATAGGCAAGCGGATACTAGTAAAAGATGAAGCTGCTGGCGCTAATAATGGCGTCTACACATTGACGCAAGAAGGATCGGCATCCCAGCCATATATTCTTACGCGTGCTACCGACTACGATACTGCGGGCACGGGCGCTAATTCGATAGACCAAGGCGATTTAATGCTTGTCTTGTCGGGGGCTGTTAACGCTAATACGTCTTGGGTTCAGCAAACCGCGTTGCCAATTACGGTCGGCACCACGGCACTTGTATTTGTTCAATTTGCAGCGGTTCAAACGTATTCTGCAGGTACGGGGCTAAGCCTTGCCAGCAATACGTTTTCAATCACCAATACTGGCACAGCAGGCACGTACGGCTCTGCATCGGCAGTGCCGGTGTTTACCACCAACGCCCAAGGCCAAGTTACTAGCGTAACCGACACAGCTATCGCCATATCGGGCAGCGCCGTGTCGGGCAACATCAGCGGCCAAGCGGGCAGCGTTGCTAACGCGTTAACGGCAGGTACTGGCATTTCGTACAGTGTCGGCACAACCTACGACGGTTCGGCAGCGGTTACGATCAATAACAGCGGCGTCACTAGCTTTAATACGCGTACTGGCAGCGTTACTCTATCGTCGTCTGACGTTACAACAGCTTTAACTTACACGCCGGTCAACAGAGCTGGCGATACGATGACCGGGAAGCTAAACCTTCCTGCGGTCACAACCGCCGCTTCCCCAATAAATTTAGGTCTAGGCGCCACTACAACAGCCCCTACCTCGCCAGTTGACGGTGATGTTTGGGTAAACGCCACTAACGGTTTGCAGTTTAGGGTTAGCGGCGCAACCCGCACAACAGCTGCACTTCAAACAGCGCAGTCGTTTAGCGCCTTACAGACGTTTAACTCCGGGATAACTTGTTCAATTGGCGCAGTAACCTTCGGCCAAACGGCAAGTGCAATCACGCTCGGTGCGGCCACATCAACCGGAACTATTACTGTTGGTCAGACAACCGGCGCATCGCAAACATTAAATATTCAATCTGGCGCGCTTACCACTGGTTTTACCAAGACAATTAACATTGGTGCAAACGGTCTTTCGGGATCTACTACAACAATGGTAATTGGCTCGGCTAACGGAACTACAGTTGCAGCGAATGGCTCTTGGACGTTTCCAAGCACAATTACCGGCAGTATCAGCGGCACTGCTGCCAACGTAACGGGCACGGTGGCAATTGCCAATGGCGGCACAGGCCAAACAACTCGTCAAGCCGCAATGGACGCACTGGCTGGCGCCGTTACATCTGGGCAGTATTTACGTGGGGACGGAACCGACGTCGTAATGTCTGCTATCCAAGTTGCCGACGTACCGACACTTAACCAAAACACAACAGGCACGGCTAGTAACGTAACGGGCACGGTTGCTGTCGCCAACGGTGGCACTGGTGCGACAACCGCCGCAACAGCGCGCACAAACCTTGGGGCAACCACTGTTGGGTCAAACTTCTTTACCCTGGCTAACCCAAGCGCGATTACTTTCGTGCGTATCAACGCAGACAATACGGTATCTACGCTTGACGCAGCTACATTTAGAACTGCGATCGGCGCGGGCACTGGCAACGGTACAGTTACCAGCGTCACAGGCACAAGCCCCGTGGTGTCTTCGGGCGGCACCACGCCAGCAATTAGTTTGGCAACGGGTTACGGCGACACCCAAAACCCATACGCCAGCAAAACAGCCAATTTCTTTTTGGCAGCACCTAACGGCACGGCTGGCGCGCCGACTTTCCGCGCGGTTGTCGCAGCTGACATCCCTACGCTAAACCAGAATACGACCGGCACCGCCAGCAACGTGACTGGCACAGTGGCGATAGCCAACGGCGGCACAGGCGAGACAACCCGTCAAGCTGCGATGGACGCGCTGGCTGGAGCGGTGACGTCAGGGCAGTATCTGCGCGGCAATGGCACCGACGTGGTCATGTCCGCTATTCAGGCAGCGGACGTGCCGACCCTGAACCAAAACACCACGGGTACGGCCAGCAACGTCACCGGTACAGTAGCGATTGCTAATGGTGGTACTGGCCAGACAACTGCCAGCGCAGCGTTTAATGCCTTGTCGCCAGTCACCAGCACGGGCGATCTGATCATTGGCAACGGTGCCAACAGCTCAACCCGCCTGCCGATTGGGGCGAACAACTACGTTCTGACCTCGAATGGCACGACGGCTGTCTGGGCGGTAGCCAGCGGCTCGGGCGCGACGATTACCAACGACACCGCGACCTCAACAAATGTCTACCCGACCTTTGCGGCGGCCACTTCCGGCGCGTTGTCGACCATCTATACCAGCAACGCCAAATATCTGTACAAACCCAGCACAGGTGAATTAACATCTGAGCATTTCATAGCGGGCAATGGCATATTTGTCAATAATCTAACGATTGATGTCAGCTATACCATTGCAGCAGGTACGTCGGGCATGTCAGC